GCCCGGTATGGGGCCGTGTTCGCGGCGAGGTTGCAGAACTCGTAGAAAAGAATCTGAGTTCGAGCGCTCTTGGAAATAATCAGCTCAAGATGGTCCCTATGAAGGGTCGGTATGTCTTTGATCTTTTTCAAGATGTAAAACGCGAGCACAAACTCGAGTCCTATAGTCTGAACAATGTTTCTAAGCATTTTTTGAAGGATCAGAAAAATGACATGCCCGTCAAGGAAATTTTTAGTCGTTTCGCCGAGGGCGACCCTAAGCGGCTTGGCGAGGTTGCCGAATATTGTATTCAGGATACGGTCCTTCCTCACAAATTAATGGATAAATTGTGTCAGATTCAGAACCAGATAGAGATGGCCAAGGCGTGCTGGGTCCCTCTGGCTTTTCTGAGCGAGCGGGGCCAGCAGATCAAGGTGTTCAGTCAAATGGCCAAAAAGGCTCAAGAGCTCAATTTCATTATTCCGACAATCAGAGTTCCGAAGGGCGGGGTCGAGAGTGACTACCAAGGTGCTACTGTCCTCGAGGCACAGACCGGAGCCTATTATGGTCCTATTACTGCGCTCGACTTTGCGAGCCTATACCCGAGCATTATGTGCGCTCATAATCTTTGTTATTCTACGCTCGTTATGGATCCCAAATACGACAATTTGCCCGGAGTGACCTATGAACAGTTTGGACCACACAGGTTTGCGCAGGCTCCGGCCCCTTCTCTCTTGCCCGTGATTTTGATGGATCTAAAGGCTTTCAGAAAAAAGGCAAAGAAACTGATGGCCCAGACTGAGGGAACACCTATGGAAGCTATTTACAATGGTCAGCAGTTGGCTTACAAAATTAGTATGAATAGCATCTATGGGTTCACGGGTGCTTCAAAGGGGATGTTGCCCCTGGTCGCGATTGCCTCGACCGTGACTATGCAAGGCCGGAAAATGATCGAGCAGACGAAGAATTATGTCGAGGAGAACTTCCCGGGTGCAAAGGTTCGATATGGTGACACGGACTCAGTAATGGTCGAATTTGACGTCCAGGGTCGTAAAGGTCAAGAGGCCCTCGATTACAGCTGGGCCCAAGGTTCGCTCGCGGCCGAACAATGCACGAAGCTTTTCAAGGCTCCGAACGATCTTGAACTTGAGAAAGTTTATTGCCCATATTTCCTCTATAGCAAAAAGCGTTACGCGGCCAAGATGTATGAGGGTAAGAATCTTCCGGATGGAACAGTCTCTTGCGTTTTCAAGAAGATCGATGTCAAGGGTCTGCAGGTCGTAAGGCGTGACATTTGTCCATTCGTGCGCGAGACGCTCAAGACGCTCCTCGAGATGGTCCTAGAATCGAACGACCCGCGTCCGGTCATCGAGACGGCTCGCGGCGCGGCGCGGACTTTGATGGGCGGGAAGGTTCCTATCGAGAAGCTCTTGATGAGCAAGCAGCTCGGGGCAGACTACAAGGTTCCCATGGCCCATGTGGCTGTTCGTGACAAAATCAGGAAGCGCGCACCCGGGTCAGAGCCTCAGCAGGGTGATCGCGTTTCGTTCGTTATCGTAAAGGGCGACGGTAAGATGTTCGAAAAAGCCGAGGACCCTGAATTTGTAAAGGCAAACGGGGTCCTGATTGACTATCAGTATTACTTTACGAATCAATTCAAGAATCCGGTCCAGGACCTTTTAGAACCTTTGGTCAATGCGGACACCATATTCAACAAGAAGTTTCTCAAGAGCGTCTCGGAATCGCCAGAGGTTGAGGCGCTCAAGGCGGCCGACCGCGAGATTGCGAGCTCGGCTGAAGCGCAAGCCCGAAAAGCTTTCCTGGCAAAGTTCGTTGGGGCCTTAAAAATTTCCAACCCTTCTTAGGTATGGAGAAACAGCTCATCGAAATTATCGAAGAGGACTTTGCTCGGCGCAAGGCGCTATGGACGAATCAGTTACTAGAGAGAGTCGCTAAAACTTATGATTTACCTCTCGAGCGTCTCATAAAAGATTTTGGCTCGGACGGAGGCCATTTTTGTTCTGGAATTCTCAAGAGCAAGAAAAGATGCTTGAAAACTCCACAAGAGAATGGGTATTGTAAATTTCATCAAAGCCAGGTTCCGCAAGTCCCACGGTCCGTAGAAAGGGTCGAGACACCTTGGTAAGCTTAGAGAATTGATGAATTTATAAACAAATGTCAAAGACAGAATTGCTATTAACGAGCCTTTCCAAGTTTTATGACGTGCCCGAAAATCGCGAGAAGCTCCATGATATCCTCGGAAGAGGAAAGGGACCTTCTCTGCGAAAGCTTGAATGGTTCGTGACAAATTATTCAAAGAATAATCAGACGACTTTTACTGCACCAAATGGAAAATTTTTCACGGTCCACGTTGCATACAAGTCCAGCTTGGACGGCTACTCCAAGAAGCTGTTTGACCCCTTTTGTCGAACAGAGCGCATAGACTTTCAGGGTCTCAAGACGACATGTGGTCAGCTCAATTTTATTCGGTGGGTGTTGAGTAATGGTATAATTGACGCTCTCAAAGAAGTGGAACCCGCGCGAATCCCTCTTCGAACGTGAGTAGGGTCACACAATAATAGAATATGTATAAATTATAATATGAATAAATTTGTTGCTTATATTGCTGTAATAAATTAAGAGTAAGAAATGTAATATTTGATTTTAATTTTGCAAAATTCATAAAGCCCCCTTCATTATACTCCTTTGGTTTCAGTCCAAAGGAGTATGTATATATACCATTTGACGGAATAGATAACCCATGTTCTATGGGTTGTTTGAATGAGTAATATAAAGAACCTTTAAATGTGCTACATATATCTGTGTTGTTGAGAGTCAACTTGGCGCTGTCAACCACGTCTATATAGTTTAGGGACCCGGAGGGGAAATTGAGTGTATTATTAGTATAAATATATTGAGTCGAATACCCATATCTGTATCTGTTTACATATTGTCTGGGATCGCTGACATTTTCGAAATTTTTATCTCTAAAAAACCATGCTATCATTTCTACGGGATAATTTGCCGTCAACGGAACCGACATAAGTGCGCTATTAAATGTAGAAACTGAATCTTTCACTATTTTGTTTACAATGAATTTCTGAGGAACCGTTTGATAATAGAGTCGTTCTTCATTTTCTAGTAAAATTTCTTCAGTTACTAATTGTATTGACTGAAAATCTAGGTTAGAGCCTGAACCCGGAGCGGACCACCACGTGTTCTTGTTGAATGTGAATCGGACATATAATTTTTGGTTCAACATTGCACACAAAGGGAGGTAGGGCCTTTGCATTCTCTTGGTCTTTCGACGGCAGAAAAAGAATTCTAGAGGAATAACAAGATTGTTCGTGTCGATCGCCTTATACAGAGCCGCGATCTCGTCCGCGTTCAGGAACATTTGATCCCTAATAAAATACCAGTCATCATAAAGAGTCTCAAGGACGGTCTCGTTCGCCAAGAGCTCCACTTTGCTTATCAAAGCGCGGCCCACATGTGGTGTATACGTTCCGACAGGTAATTTTACTATTAAATACATATTCGAAAGAAGATGACCCATCTCTGTCGGCCTAAGTTCGAGTGTGACCGTCTGTCCTTGATACACTGGATTGGGCTTGGGGAAGGCGTATATTCTCTGAAAAATTGCAAAATTTGTGTGTCTCATGAATTCAGAATTAAAATTAGAATTCTTGGGGTCATCACTTAGTAAATATTTTTCTTGAGGTCCGGTTGCCAATAAAGAAATTATAGAACCTGAGCTAAAGCCTCTCCCGCGCGATTCGGTATACGGATTGACCTTGAAGATATTATCGATCCGGGTCCTCTCATTGAGTTCCCGAAGGTAAGGCGTGTCGCCCGTAACTATATTTGGATTTATATCAATCATATTAACCTTTAAAAATGTTCCCACCCCGGCCGTCTGTCTAAGAAGAACAGTCGGGTAGCCCCGAACAGTCACGGGATCGGCCGCATCTGGCACCTGTCCGCCACCTACGGGCCTGAGAGTGCTGTCGGGCGAGAGCGCCAAGGCTCCCGGAAATGTCGGAAGTCCAAGCATCACATATCCGGTCGTGTCGGGTTTCGCTGTAAAATTAAATGTCACAATATTGTTGGCCGATGTATAACTTCCGAAAACTGGCGTCAGATTGTCTTTATCGGGCGGATTTATGATTGCCTGTTTTATGGTGCCCGACGGTTGAATCGCCTGGTCTGTATCCGTCTGAAAAGTAAAGGCCCATTTATACTTGTCGGCGGGCTGGCGTGACACGCCCGTAATTTGAACCCGTCCTTGGACTCCCGTGAAAAACGTTCCGCGCCAACCATAACCGACCGACTGGTTCGGCGTGTCGGAGGTTACGTAGAAGGTGGCTTCTTGAGGCCCCGTAATGTTATAAAACCCATCGACATACATGTGTCCTATAAACTGGCCAGATTATTCTTCCACATTTGAATCACACTCGTCTTCTTCAGAGTATCGCGCTCGCCGGCCCGGGTCTGGCACAGCGCCTCGAGCCGGGCCACCTCCTCACGGGTATACTGGTAAGTCTTGATGTCTAGCAGTTTAGACCATATTTCCTCGGCATACTTCTCGCGCCTGAGTTGCGTGTGGATATCGTTCAGAGGAATATTTAATACAGAAATCCTTGCGTGAACTGCCACATCCCGAATGAACCGAGCCTTTTCAGATAGCCACTGAATCTCGGCGTCGAGCTGCTTGATGAGCCACGTCTTGCGTTTCTTGTAGAGCCCGAGTCTAATATCTATGTAGTCGACCAGAATTTCTTCGGGTGAATTATACTTTTTGACCGCTCCATTCGGACCGATCAGGTGCATATTTGAAGTGTTTATGGTCTTGGTCAGGCCCAGGTCCTTGATGGGATCCTTGAGAGCCTCCGTTCCCCAGATTCTGAAATCGGGGGTTGTTTCGGTCGAATGGTTCTCGAACTTTTGGACGATGCCCTTTTCCAAAAGGTCATCCAGGTGCTCCTTGAAATCCTGAATCCATTTCCCGGGTGGAAGCTCGGTCACGTGAATTTGGGCACCTTCCCGAACAGCCACGCCCTCCATTAGCCACGTGTGATCCTTTGTCCGGGTCATCTTTCCTTTGAACCCTTTGTAATGGGGAACCATAGGGGCCATAGCCACCCCGCTCAGTGCGCAGTCTATATTGTGCTTAATGACATCTATATCAAACGGAGGAACGAAGCAGCTGAAGCCGGTCCCGATCCCCTCGGCTCCGTTCACCAGGATCATAGGAATAATGGGTCCGTAAAATTCTGGCTCAACCGTCTGACCATCGTCCAAAACGTATTTTAGAACAGAATTGTCAGCCGGATCAAAAATCTTGCGAGTCAAAGGACCGAGCCGCGTGAAAATATACCGGGCGCTCGCCGAATCCTTGCCACCGGCCAGGCGCGTCCCGAACTGGCCCGAGGGCTCGAGCAGGTTCAGGTTGTTCGAACCGATGAAATTTTGAGCCAAATTTACGATAGTTCCTTGCAGACTCGCCTCACCGTGATGATAGGCAGTCTGCTCTGCGACATAGCCCGCGAGCTGAGCAACCTTCATATCGCTCGAAAGATTCTTCTTGAGGCACGCGTAGATCACCTTGCGCTGGCTGGGCTTTAGCCCGTCCGCTACGTGCGGAATGGATCTCTTGATATCTTCGGCACTAAAGTTCGCCATGTCACGATGGATGAAATCCGACACGCCTAGTGTTTTCACAGACCCGTAAGGGATTCCCGGAGAGGGATTGGCCATGTGTTCGGTCAGCCACGTCTTTCTGTCATCCGCAAGAGACTTGGAGAAGGCCAAGTGCATCGACTCGTTCATTTTTGGATCAGAATTGAAAGCGACCGTGAGCTTCTCAATTTGCTTGAAATATTCTTTGGCTTCTGAACTGGTCGAAGTTCCGAGACCCTTGTAGTATTTGACCGGACCGCTCGGGGACTGGGCCGCTCGGAACTCCTCCTCCGTGAAGAACCAGACCTTTCCAGCCTTGATAACCGGAGTGACCATAGACACAACAAATCCCAACTCGATGAGCTTTGGCCAATAGACGTGAAACATATTTAGGACCAGACCCTTAATGTGGCTTCCGTCAAGATCTGCATCGGTCATAATCATCAAGCGGCCGTATCGGAGATCCCTCAGAGAATTATACACCTTTCCGTGCTGAAGTCCCAGAATCTTTTTGAGATTGCTAAACTCTTCGTTATCGGTCACCTGCTTGACGGTGGCGTCTCGAACGTTCCGAGGCTTTCCTCGGAGAGGAAAGACGCCATAGGCATTGCGACCGACAACGCTCAGACCCGCGATCGCAAGGGTCTTGGCCGAGTCCCCCTCGGTGATGATGAGGGTGCACTCGTGACTGCGGTGGGTCCCGGCCCAGTTGGCGTCGTCCAGTTTTGGGATGCCTGTGATCCGAGACTTTTTTGAACCATCCGTCTTCTTCAGTTCCTTGTCGACCAGAGAGTTCCCCTTGGACAGAAGGTCTTCAAGAACTCCTGAAGAAAAAATATCCTTAATGAATTTTGGTTTAAAATCGAAAGTCTCTGAAATTTTTGAAGTGCATTCCGTCTTGGTCTGGCTACTGAAGGTTGGGTTGACTATCTGGGCCCGGACAAAAATGAACAGGGCCGCTTTGATCTGCGGCGTCTTCACGGTGACCCGTTTGTCTTTTGCGATCTCTTCGCAAATTTGCTTGGTCACGCGGTCTATGTGGGTTCCGCCCTTGGTCGTCGCAATTCCGTTGACGAAACTGACCTGTTGAAATCCTCCAGACGTGCTGTGACCGACTACTATATCGAAAGCGCCCGTGTGCATCCGAGCCAGAGGCACGTCCCCGAGGTGCTGCTTTGCAAAGTCTTCAAGGGACCCAACCTTGATTTCCTGTTCATTGAAGGTTACTCGGGTCTTGGCGCACCACAGAGCCGCGTCCCATGTTCTCTTTTCGACAATTCTGAAAAAATCTGGGGTCTGACCCCCGAACCTTTTCCAGTCCGGAAGAAATTTGATTGTCACGTATGGTTTGGAAGTTGTGGCCGTCAAAGTCGGCGGGTCAACCTGACTCATATTTTTGGACCAATTTTGTTCATAAATTTTTCGACCATCACAAATTTTAATTGAAAATTCCTTTGAGAAGACATTGGCCAACTTTGCCCCGTAGCCGTTCCGGCCTCCCGTGACCCTCTGCTCATCGTCATTATAGTTGGAGCTCGTCAAGAGGTGCCCGAAAATTAGTTCTGGTATCCAGATGTTCTCAGTCTCATGCATCTTCAGAGGGATGAAAACTCCTGAATTTGTGACTGAAATTGATCCGTTCGAAAGTGTCCGGACCTCGATAGAAGTGACCTTTTTTGGTCCGAGTGAATATTGATCGATCGCATTGACCAATATTTCATCGAAAATTTTCACCAGTCCAGGAGAAACCTGAAGAGAAGCAAACTCAAAGTTGTCTGCCGTTCCTCGGACCCAATAGTGACCGGTTTCGATACCGAGCGAACCGACATAGGTATCGGGTCTTTTGAGAATATGTTCGACATGTGAAAGACGTTCATACTGTTGCATCGTTTAGTAACCAAAGCCCCTACCCTTTACGTAGAATCCAAATCGAAATCAAAATTGCTATTATGCTCCAGATGACGATATGATCTAGCTTGTCCATCGCCTGAATTTTTTCGGGTTCCAATTTGGCAAACTCTTCCTTATAGCCGGGGGGCTTAAAGGGCAGCCAGATGTAGCGACCGAAGGGAACAATGGTCGGCTTCAGCTTGTCTTTGCAGTCGTAAGAATAGTCATACCACGCGAGCGCTATATAAGGGAACCATATAAGGAATGCCAGGACCCAAAGATTCTTGTGGGGCGCGAACCAATAGCCCGCCGCAAGAATCATTGTAAAAATAATGCATTTAATGTTGAGAGCAAAAGGGTGTCCAGGAAATAAACCACCGGCCATCTCTTACAATTTAAGTATAAAAAAAATAAGTCCAATCACGATAACTGTCAAGAAGATAATCATTTTAAAATTAATTTTGGTTCCAAATAGAGAATTGAATGCATCCTCTGGTGTGATTGTTGACTTGCCTATTTTGGCATTCACTATGTTGTGAACCAGGACTGACCACTCGAAAAGGACGATTGGATCATCGGACTCTGGTAAAGGGTTCTCGGTCAGGACCTTTTCGAAATGAAATCTACAGGCCCCACACGGAAGAACAAGTGGATACGAGTTGACAAAGTTCCTGAGGGCTTCGGGATCCCTGGAGCCTAGACAGGCTGTGTGAAGAGCGCCCCAAAAGTAAGGCCCAAAAACTTCCGGACTTATATTCATTACTAATTTAGTAACATATTTGTTTTTGTCTTCCAATCTTCCAGGGTGTGCTTATACATCTTACCCCTCTTTTCAAAGAGGGTCCCGGGGGGAGAATAGACGCGCTCTCTCCATATTCTCTGAGCGGCTATGATCTTGTCCTCATCACGCGTCACGGTGCCATCGGGTCTCAGGTAACAGGCTTCGCCAACCGCGTTCAGACGCCTCCTCTTTTCCATTCCCCTTTCAAACACGTCTATGAAATCTTCTTCTATTTCTCTTGGAAATGGGTAAGGCATACTTATTAAACTCCTGAATTTTTTAATTAGTTGGAACTACCCAGACGTGATCAATTAAGAAAGGAAGATCCGTATAGTTTATTTAGTGCCCAGTGTTTTAACTTGATTATCAATATCGAAAATAGACACACGGCGTCCCAACATAACACATATCCGACTCGTAGCGGTCAATATATACGCCATCTGAAACTTGCTGATTTTTATAGGAACGTGATCATATCTCCATTTCCTTGAGAATTTCATGTCTAAATCTGGAATCACAAGCTTTCGAGGCTTGAAACCAAGCGCCCTCCTCGAGTCTATGTCAGCAAATGACGCTATAAGCTCGAGGAGGTCGTAGGGTATCTTGGACCATATCAAGGGGTCCATGAACGCGGAATCGTCTTAGTTATTTAGGGCTCTGAGGCCTTAATTGGTTTACTTGAATTTAAGTTCCTGATCGAGTTCGCACGCAACAATTCCAAAATAATGATTGGGCAATCCTGGATTCTCCGTCAGAATTCTCTGCCGCTCAGCCTCTGCGAGAGCCTCTGTCGTATAAATTTGAAACGAGAGAGGTCCCTTCCACCCAAAGAATGTCAGCATATAGACCGTGGCCCCGCCGCGCAGGCGAAGGACCAGATGGATCGTGGACTCTTTCTGAATGTTATAATCGGCCAGAGTCCGCCCATCCTCAAGCTGCTTTCCAGCAAATATGAGGCGCTGCTGGTCAGGCGGAATTCCCTCCTTGTCTTGAACCTTGGCCTTCACGTTGTCGATCGTGTCAGAGGCCTCAACCTCGAGAGTGATTGTCTTTCCAGTCAGGGTCTTGACGAAGATTTGCATTTCTAACTAAAATAGGAATCTACTTTTTAAGCTCTTCGGTAGCACGTCTGTCGGCCTCGGCGTTCATTTGAGATCCGTGATCGGTCTGTTTCGTGTGGGCCTTTATATGAGTCCACGACACTTTTCTATTTTTTGATAGTTCTGCTATCTTTCCAACCAAGTCGAGGTTTGTTTTAGCCTTCCACTGACCGGTCGCGATTTTTACAAGGAGATTGCTGTCCGTGTGTATATGTAGGGGACCATCCGTCACCTCGAGTGCCTTGAGGGCCGCGGTGAATTCGGCCCTGTTGTTTGTCTGGTCCGGGCCTTCCAAAAGTCCCCGGCGGTCCAAGTCGGGCCTTCCGGGAAATACGCAGGCCCACGCTCCCCTTGCCCGCAACGTCCCGTTATATGAACACGCTCCGTCAGTGAATACTTCCATTAAATTAGACCGTCTTT